ATAAAAAATGCCTAAATAGTTTTCAAAACATTTATAATTCCATGAAAAAAGTTTATCATAACAAATTGTTTCGTCCGAAAACCGAAATGAGAGCATAATGGTCACAAGTCACTTTTTCACGTTTTTTCAGAAAAAGGAGGGTGGCCACTTTCACGAAATGGACATTTATAAATGTCCAAAACCCAAAACGGATCGCCAGACCCAGATTCGTGTTTTTTTACGTTTTTTAGAAATAATCAATATGTTTAAAAATATATAATTAATTTATCTAGTAAATAGATATGGAACCAACAAATGATATAGAAGATTTATGGTCTTTTTATATCATTCAAAACAAAGGATGCACTTATGCTGGTGTTTCGCCTGACCCAGTGAAGCGGTTGCGTAAACACAATGGCGAAATATGTGGCGGCGCAAAATACACATTAAGTAAAGGTCCTGGATGGACGCATGTTTGTTTAGTGCATGGTTTTCAAACAAAACAACAATCGCTACAATTTGAATGGGCAGTAAAACACGTTCCCCCTCGCGATAGTGGAGGCGTAATTAACCGCCTTAAAAAATTATTTGTTGTATTAAATAAAAAAAATTGGACGAGTAAAGCAATAGAAGCCATAAAAGTTCCTCTAACACTAGAATGGAAAATAACCCGTCCGGATAGTTTGAATGATCAACATTTGCCAGAATATGTATCACAAATTAATTCAATCTCTCTTCAACAATCATACTGAATGACCAATCATTATCATATAAGTTAACCAAATTTCCTTTATCGTCCGTTAAACGAACCGAGAATCGTTGTAAAATCGATGGGGCTACATAATTTCTTTTATGCACGGCTAAATCAGCACCAAATTGAACGTATGGATCAGGTCGTATATTTTTAATATCGCGGAGCGGTATAATAGCAAAGGCAGAACCAGAATTTGGACCAGATAATTTATTATTAAACCCAGTAATTAAATTATTAACTGAACTGGAATCTGTGATAGCATCTATCGTATATTGTTCTGCTTGAGTTAATGAACCTTCACGCAATCTACACGCAACACGCGTTGTTTTATAAAAATCGGTAATACTAACTGCAGAATAATTTTTAGTGCTAGTAATATTATAAAGACCGCTTGATAATCGAGGTCCATAATCTTCCACTGATAAAACAAAATACTTCGGACCATATGTATCAGGTGGAACATCCGCTGTTATTTTATTTTCTTCTCCTGGGAATAAAGTAATAGCAACATCTCCAGTAGTAGCATCCGCATCTGTTCGAAACCCTAATAGCCATCCCAATGTAGTATTAATGCCTAATGTTTCAAATTTAGATAATACAAAAGAGCCACAATTATTAAAATTAACAACATTGGATTGTATAAAAAAGATGACAGTAATAGAAAGAGATAAAGTATCATTATTTATAAAAGAAATCCGATTTGTTCCAGCATTATATGAAATTAATAAACTCTGTGTCGCTATATTTGATTGAGCAATAGTATTTATTGTGCTAACCAATTCACTGGGTGTATAATTCCCATCAGGTATATTGATAATAACACCATTATACATGAAAAAGGTATTACCAGACCGAGCATTGAAAGCATACCAAGAAGTAGGAATTTGATAAGAATATAAACGAAGTGATGTTGCTTTTGTAATAGGATTTGTTAAATTAAAAGTAAAACTGGTATTGTATGTATTTGATAAAGGATTATCATTATAAGGTAAAATATTAGACCGGTATTGACTATCAATATTTACAATATGCGTAGCAATCATAGGTGCGGCAGGTCCTCCAGAAGAAGTCCGTTGCTGTGGTTCAATAACAACGTGTGATCCTTCTCCATAATAATTAACCGAGTCTAAATTGGAATCATTCTTAAGACCTGTTTTATCCCAAATTTCTTTTATTGACTCCATATTATCATTGTTTGTAACATTATCTTCCTCCTCTATATTTTGTATATAATCAAGAACCTTATCACGTGCTTCGCCAAAAAATCTCTCTAAATCCGGTTTTTCATCTGTTTTCATTTTGGCAATCAATGTATTTGCTACATCTGTTACGTTAAATTCATTAGGATCAATAATATTAAAAATAGATAAAATGTCTTCTATAGTATAGTTTTCTATATCAGTATCAATCTCATTGTCGTCCGACATATTACTAATATAAAACATCATTATTTTAAATGGTGTTTTTGCTTTTCAATTTGGTGCGTTTTTTTCGGTTCCCTTTCTTACGTTTGGGTTTTTAGGAAAAAATTGAAAACTAATGTGGTGGCTGAGTGAAAGGAACCCTCTCGACCATCATATTATCATCATGGCGACCAAAGCGACCAAAGCGACCAAAGCGACCAAAGTTATTGTTGAAGTTGAAGAATGCAATGTATGCTACGAGCCGTTTAATAAAAGCACACACACGTGTGTTGAATGTGAGTATGGAAGCTGTAAGTATAAGGCGTGTGTTGCGTGTGTTCGTGCTTACTTATTAACAAGCACGAACGAGCCACATTGTATGGAGTGTAATCAAGCATGGACGGACAAGTTTACACTCATTCTGAAGAAGACTTGGTTGACCAACACCTATAAGCCGCATATCAAAAATTTGAAAGTGGATATTGAGCTTAGTCGGCTAGCGGAATCCATGCCATTGGCTGAACATGAACAATCCATACGCAATGAACAAAAAAAATTGGACGAAGTAAATAACCAAATTACGAAAGAATGTGAAGCATTTATTGCTTCTAAAAAGCCATTTGAAGATATAAAAGCTGAGTATGTAACCCAAGCGAAAAACGCATTGGAAAAAATAGTTCACCCTACATTGTTTAGTTCTACGAAATGTTATTCGTGGTTTCACGGGAATGTAAATAATAATAATGGCGGAATTGAACATAACATGAAGATATTAAAATGCCAAGAGGGTGATTTTATAGTCTCTTTAAAAAATAATGACCCCACACAATACGTTTTGTACGTGATGTATCATAACAAGGTAACTAAGCACAAAATTTGTAAAAAAGAGGATGGCTACATTTACGTGAACGATACCAAATTCCGAATTCATTTTATCTCGGGACTGATTGAATTGTTGAAAAAGCCACGCGAAGATTGGCCTTGCCAATTAACAAAAGTTGCTTATCCTCTTTTTAAAAATTATTATCAATCTCAATCACTATCCAATTATTATCGTGCGTGGGTTTCATTTATCTATACAAATGAGACAATGAAAACAAACCAAATGACACTCAATGAGCTTGAAAATACACATAGAAAAAAAATGATGGAATCTCTAAACAGGGAACGTGATATTATCAGATCGCGTATATATCGCATGAAGCGACAAGGGCTGGTGAGAGCTGGTGGTGGTCAAGCAAATGTAGAGGAAAAGGAGGAAGAAAAGAAGGTCTTTTTCATGCCTTGTCCTGCGACCGATTGCCGAGGCATGCTTTCCACCCAATACAAATGTGGCATGTGTGATTTATATACGTGTAAAGAATGCCATGAACTCATTAAAAAAGACGATGATGAGCATACTTGTGACCCCAACAACGTCGAAAGTGCCGCCGCCATTAAAAGGGAAACGAAGCAATGTCCTGGATGTCACAACCGAATCTATCGTTCGGAAGGATGTACACAGATGTGGTGTACTGGTTGTCATACAGCGTTTGATTGGCGCACTGGTAAAAAAGTGCTTAGCGAGCGTCTTCATAATCCTCACTGGCAAGAGTATCAGCGCAGTATTAATAAGGGTGCTATTCCCCGAGCGCCTGGCGATATTCCTTGTGGTGGCTTATGTGGGCGGGATCATCTCGAAATCATTAAAAGTAAAATCGTTGATTATCGCGAACTTGTGCAAAAAGTTAGTTCGTTGCATAGGATGGTGGAACACATCAACAACAACCTACTACGTGAAGCACGTACACGTGTTCAGACCTTACGCGATTTTGAAAAGCTACGTGTAAAATATATTTTAGGCGACATCAGTAAAGAGAAAATGGCGTCTGCTATCTACACGAGCGACAAAAAGCGTAAACAAAATGTTGAGCTCGTCAATGTCTATGAAATTCTAAGTGGAGTTGGGGTTGACCTGTTCAATCGCTTATCCACAAGCACCGCTCCTGATAATATGTTTGTTGTCAAGGTAGTTGAAGAACTAGACCAATACAACGAGCTGCGTCTCTATGCGAATGGATTGCTTGCGACAATCAGCAACACCTATTCTATGTCGGTTCCGCAATATGAACCTGTATATAAAATGACTATGAGAATATTCAACCAGAAAACGCTGACTCAAATTCCAACGACACTTGAGGAAGAACAAAAAAAAGCTGATGCTGAAGTAGCTCGTTGGGCTGCTGTTCGTGCTGCCGAAGCTGCTCGTTGTGCTGCTGCTCGTGCTAGTGCTCGTCCTACTGCTCGTCCTGCTGCTGTGCTTGTGCCTACTGCTGTGCCTGTGCCTGTGCCTGCTGAAGTTTAATCAGTATCTTATTATAAATCCAAATGTTCGCTCTGCTTGTATTTCCTGTTAAAAATTGCCTTAAAATATTTCAAAAAATCAACCTGTTTATTGTTCATAATCCATGATGGGACTTCTGTAATGCCTTGTGCTCTCTTTGAGTGACAAGCACCTTTGAATAATAGCGTATTCATAATCGCTATTATTTTTTTTTCAATAGGTAATAATTCAATTTCTTTATTATCATCCAATACAATTCGATAATCACTTTTATAAATATATCGGTTATAATTGCGGTCATCATAGAGCTGATAACCCTTATCTGCTAACATAAAATTATTTTTAACTAACCCAATCGCCTTTATTCTATTTTCATTATTATGCATTTCCAATACAATCATAGTGCGTTTAATTTTATCCTTAACACGAATTGGCGTTCCATACATACTGCCTTTCCAATTGTTATTAGTAATCCATCGATCGCGTTCTTCCCATGTTTTTGTATTGAATCGGGTAGTTGTTAATGATATCATAGAAGGTTGAATTGATATGAATAGAGAGATTAATATCAATTTTATAGTATTATTATTATTAAATACTTTGTATTCTATATTGTATTCTATATTGTATTCTATATTGTATTCTATATTGTAATTATTTAATGCGCAGTTTGCTTAACGGTTACAATCAAAAATATTATATGAGGAACAATAGCCATTAGCCAAGCAATCGGTTTATAGCCTTCCTTACACATTTTATTCAAAGCAAACACCCAAGCAATGAATATAACTGCCTTTACAAAAAACCAAATAGCATCTACTTTCTTTACAACAAAATATAATAAGGTTAAAAAGGAAATAACAGCATATAATTGCGCTGGTTGACAAAAATCTAAAAATACATACATTATTATATATAATAAAACAATATATAATAAACATAATTACAAAATATGTATGATTACAAAAAATTCTTATAATTCTTCCTATGTAATTGCTGAATATGTAATTTATCATTCTCATTTAATTTAAAAAAATCAGCAATACTTTCATCTGATATATTTTTTGTAGCAGGGAAACCATCAATGCGTGTAATATCCGGTATAAATTCAAACGCGTATTTTTCCAAATATTTCATGCGATAACGAGCGGATTCAAATAAATAAAGAGCAAATTTAGTTGATAAAAATGCCTGTAATTGCATAAACTCTTCATCTGATTTATTAATAATAACATAATTATCTCTATTCGAGATTCCATATGTTCCATGTCTATCAAAATACGGAAATCCATACATTTTATGAGCCAATACTAATTTTTTTATACCATAATAACATTGAGGTGTATTACTATAATTCATTAGAAGAACTGGTTGTAGCTTTTCTAAAACACACGTTTTAATATTAGAATAAGGATACTCTTTTGTATTAATTTTTTCAATAAACTTACTTTTAACAGATGGCATATTTGTTTTCTTAACACTTAAATAACCCACTTTTTTTACCCAATGTTGTAATTTATTTATAACTGATACGCCAAATACGGGTATCGGTTGTCCAATCGTATGCTCAAATTCTTCATATGTTTTTTTTATTTTATCGAATAACAATATTTTATTATCGGTTTTTTTCTTTGTTAGTAAGAAATAACAAGTAGGTGTTTGAGCTTCTCCTTTGAATAAAACATTTGTTTCGGTGTTAGTCAAACAATGTAGTTTTTCTATTTTGTATTGAGTCAATAAATTATGTATCTGTTCCTTATCTTGTTTTAACCATATTGAAGGTATAATCATACACAATTTTCCTGTATCTTGTTTCAGTAAGCCGAGAGATTTCATTATAAAAGTAGACCAAATGGTGCTACCTTCTTGTGTTTTTTTAATCTTTGTATTTGTAGGAACCTTCTTTATTCCACGTGAATTATAAGGAGGATTTCCTATAATATAATCAAAATGTTCTGGTAAGCTCGAAGAATTTCCCTGAACTTGATATGAATAATTACAGAAATTCATATGTAATATATTTGCTCTCTCTCCAAACATTTCTTTTAAAGCTATTATATTGCCTTCCTTGATTTCAACCATATATAACATATTTTCTATTATATGTGTTTTCCGTTCATTCTCATCAGGCATTGCTTTTAATAGTCCATTATTCAGACGTTCAAAAAGTATTATCATAAAATATCCCATTCCAGCACCAACATCTAACCATTTTTTTGATGAATCTGTAAAGACAATCGGATCAAATAAATCAAACATTTTATTTATTTGTAAAAATGGCGTATAAATCTCTCCATACTCTAGTTTATCTTCCTTACTTACACTAAAATCTTGTTGATAATTGGATAAATCTATGTTAAAAATAGACATATATTTATAACATAAATAAATTATACTATTGAATCGCGTCCAATAAAAAATCATGGTTTTCTATTATATGTTCAATCATTTTTTTATAATAAGGGCGAAATGGGTATCGTTTCTTCTTCAAGTCATCGATTGTCATCCACCTTATTTGACGTTTTTCAAATAGCCCATTTTTACAAATTAAGTCAGGTAAATTAGATTTAACAAATTTATGATGATTATTAAAATAAAGAGGTAAATTTTGATCATATGGTATTTTTACTAAAAAACTAGTATAATTCTCCATTTTTAATTTCAATACCAAACTAGTTTTAATCATTTGTTTTAATTCATTGACAGTACCGAGAAATCCATCTAATTCTTCATAACATTCTCTCGTTGCAGTCTGTATCATGGATTCCCCTTTATCTTTCCCACCACCAAAATCAATCCATTTACGTTCATTGAATTCTTCACCAAATAATAAATAAACTTCTCCATTATGAAAAGCAATAGGTAGTATTCCGGCCCCCATATAATATAATATAATACCCAATATTATTTTATATTATATTATATTATCTTATCTTATCTTATCTTATGAATTCTATACAAAAAAGATTTGCTTTGTTTCTAGGCGCGTGTATACCATTACGATTTTTGATTGTATATCTAGTAAAAAATATTCATATTAACTATTTACATTATCTAGGATACATTGCATTAATACCGGCTTTTGGATTTTTATATCTTTATTTTACTGGAAAACGGCAAACGGGACCAGAAACACAAGGAGCACCTATATGGTGGTCTAAATTTCGGATTATTCATGGTCTATTGTATTTATTATTTGCTATTTATGCTATAAATAAAATCGCATTTGCCTATCAATTTTTACTATTGGATGTCATTATTGGATTAATTTTATTTTTATGGCATCATTTTATCAGTGGTAATTTTTCAAAATTATTTATGTAATTAAATATATAAACAAATTGCATTATTATATAAAAATATAATTATATAATAATAACAATGGCAAATAATCGTTGTTTTGATTCATTTAATACCATTCAATCCGCAAGTGAACGTTCTCAAGAAAAACGTCAACAAACGATTTATGGTGAAATACATAAAAATATTCAAGAATTAAGCACGGCAAATCCAGTTAAAAATAATGGTTTAAAATACAATAGCAACACGCGTATAAATACGACATGCGATATATCTAATGGATTTGTTGATGTAGCAACAAATTATGAGATGAAGAGAGATGTTAAAAATGGTGCCAATTTATTATATCCATCACAAACAGCTACACCAAAGTATCAAAGTTGGTGTGGTAATTTATATTCAGCCGATTATTCAAAATACAATGTTCAAAATCCAGTGAGCAATGATTCTTCCTTTAACAATATAGTTGTAGACCCAAGCGGTCTATTATTTTATGATACATGTGGGTTTACAAGTAAACCAGAACATTGGACTAGAATTGTTGATTTAAGTTTTCAATCAACATTCTTTGCAAAATCTGCGAATAATACTCTTAAGAAATGTTAATTATTTGAAATAGTATATAGGATATATATATATGTCTTGTAATTGCAATTATAGTGGGTTAAAAAGTCCTTGTGTCACTTGCGTAAATGTAGCAGATACAACTTCCAATACAAATATAACACAAAAAAGAATATGGAGACAAGTTCGAGTACCAGCTTCGATGTATTCTATGAATTTATCTTCATTCACAAGTGCCCAAAATCGTTTAGCAAGTGGAACTAACACGAATTGGAATCAAATGAGTGATAGAGTTTTACCTTCAGAACAAACTCTTGTTAATCATACACACGGAAATTCACTGACATCGACATTAACGAGCCATCGTCCTGGCGCTGCTTCACCAGGCGGAAAAGGGGTTGATGTTAAACATGATTCATACGCTCGTTATTTGAATAGAAAGAAAGCTTCTAATTTAAAAACTCAAACTACAAATATCGCAGCGGTACCTGTATATGGTAATAAAACAAAATCAATTGGTTTAATAAAAACAAGCGATCAATGCTGTACATAAATATATAAAATATATAAAAATATATAAAAATATATAATTGTATAACTTAATTATATATGTTTTCGAAAAGAATGGGATTGGTTCTTACATATAATAATAAAAATACATCGCCATTGACTACATCTACACCAAGACCTGCGCCTACGCCTACATATACGCGAATGAATCGTTTAATGAATACAAATACAAATACAAATATAAATGGGAATACAATGAGTTCTATTATACACCAACCTCCAGGTACTTGTTCATCCTGTGGTAATTAAATGAAAATGATATAAGAGAATGATATAAGAGAATAATAATAACATTGTTTAATGTTTATACAACATAAAAATTAAACCACCTAATTATATATATAAATTATAATGGAAATTTTTAATTTCAATAGCGATTCTTATACAAATAATGAAATTGAAAGTTTATTACATTTGGCACATCCTTATTCTATCCATGATATAAATAATTCAAAAAAACGGCTAATTAGCCAGATTGGGTGTATGAATAATTTAGGGAATGATAAACAACGTGAAATTATTCAGTTTGTTGATAAAATAGCTTCACGTATGCAAGATGTTGTGGAAATGCCGTTATTACAAAACCATCGTGTTACTCAACAAGGAAGTAATTTTATTATAGAAACACCTGATAGTATTATCGGAAAACAAGCAAAAACTGAAAATGGACGTATGGCTTTAGAATCAAAAAGTGCACCACCAGGTTATATCAATCCTATTAATGTAAGAACAATTACTCAAGCCATAAGCATTGATTCGAGGTTTCGTCCTAATTATTATTCTTCCAAATCAACAAATTTTAATGTTATTTTACCTGCCATACAAAAAAATGTAGTAAGCATGCGTGTTTCATCCATTGAATTGCCGACAACATATTACGCAATATCTCGATACAATGGAAATGCCACATGTATTATTATTGATTTATCTGATGCGACAGAAGGATGGCTTTTAACTTTACCTGATGGAAATTATGAGCAATCATGGGCAAAAAATAGCAATGCGGCATCTATTTATCAAGCAATGAATGATGCTATCATTAACGCAAAACCTGTTTCAATCGCGGAAAATGGCAATGTCAGCGCAAATCTCTCTGGCACGAATTTAACTGCTGATGATTTGGTTTTTACTCTAGACCAAATTAGTGGAAAATCTTATTTTACAGCAGTTACTGGTGGAGATTTAGTTACAAGTGGATTTATCATACGATTTAATGTAGATATTGATGGAAATTTAAAATTAGATTCAAATTTACAAATGCGATTAGGTTGGCAACTAGGCTTCAGAGCCGCCGAATATGTATCTAAACCTAAATGTGTTTCTGAAGGCATTTGTTTAGTATGTGGACCACGCTATGGCTTCATATCAATCGATGACCATCAAAAAAATACTGGCCCAGCCTACATGGTAGCCTACGCAAATTCAATATTGCAAGATAATATTATAACCCGTATTAATTTAGCCGAATTACAAGCTGATGTAGGTGTTTATCAAAGCAGTAGTGATCCTGGTTTAAGCACTCAATTGAATCGCACGCGAGAATATTTTGGACCAGTTGATATTCAACGTTTACATATTTCCCTTTATGATGAGTATGGTAGAATTATTGATTTAAATCATATGGACTGGTCATTTACATTGAGTTTTGAAACATTATATAATTAAAATATGTTTCTCTCCATCGGTTCATCTCTTATATTTATTTATTCTTTCTCAAGTGCTTCATAAAAATCTTGTACCTTCTTATTTACCTTTATTTTTTGTGGATTAAAAGCTGTCAAATAAAGACCATCAATGCTTTTAATGCGCGATAAAGCAACGTATGTTTGTCCGCATTCAAATATATTGCTTCCGGCATCAATTTGAGCCATATCAAGCGAAACTCCTTGTGATTTATGTATTGTAATAGCCCAAGCATAAATAAGTGGAATTTGTTTAATACCAATCGTAGAAATATTTTCACTATTCCACGTGTGATAACCAATTGTTTGCTTTGAACCATTATTAAATTTAATAACCGGCAATTCGCCTATAAAACTATCAACTATTCCTTGACTTCCATTTACAATTGGATTGCTACTTTCCATATCAATATTCGCAATACACATGACTTGTGTTCCTTTTTTCAAAATAAGTTCTTTATCTGCTAACACATTATTCATTAAATATTTTAATTCCATATCTCGCTGTTCAGGTGTAATATTTGTATTTGATACGAATGTTTTTTCAGGCAACCCTTCGACTGGAGTTAATTTATAACGTTTTTCTTCCCCTTCTAGTTTTTTCAATTCAGAAGCATTAATAATTTCGGTCTCTCTGCGTCTTGGTAATAAAATAGTAGGAACAAATGTAGCTGGCAATGATTTACCAATATGTGGTTTCAATAGTTCAAGTGATGATTTATATAATTTCCCCTTTCTGATTTGATTTAAAATTTTTGTATAGACAGCATCCGTTTGGCGAAATATTTTCTTTAATTGAACTTCTACATGAAATGTTGTTGGCCAACGAGGACTTTCGAAACAAAAAGCAGCAGCAGTTGGGTCATCCTCAATATCTTCTTCGCGCATTACTGGTGGCAATTGATAAAAATCACCCGAAAATACGATTTGAATACCACCAAAGGGTAAATGTGATTTCATTTTACGTACGCTTCTACCAATACCATCAAGAATTTCAAAAATTTTTTGCGACATCATACTAACTTCATCAATAATAAGGACATCGACCTTCTTCCAATTTGCCGATTTATATTTATTTCCTGCAACACGTTTGATTATTAAATCAGCAGGGCCATTTGCTAGACCAATCCCAGCCCATGAGTGAATTGTTTTCGCCTTACAATTTAATAAAACAGCGGCACAGCCAGTTAAAGCACATACTTGAATTTTTCTCTCTTGATGAGATTTATTACAATAATCGACCATTTCTTTAATAAGCGCGGTTTTACCTGTACCACCTGGCCCTGTTAAAAATACATTATGTCCATCCTTGAACGCAGATAAGGCTTCTTCTTGCTCTGGTGATAATTCAATACCCTTTTTTTCTTGAATTACAGATGAATCAGACATAATGAGCGTTTTATTGTTATATACTATATTTATGAATACATTAAATCAATTTTGTTTTTAATGTATTAAATGTATTTCAAAATGAATTACGACGTGTTATTGAATATTCATTCACAACCACGCCCACTTTCGGAAGTAATGGTTTATTTATGTCATCATTTACACTTATGGCATCATTTACACTTATGGCATCATTTACACTTATTGTATCATTTACACTTATGGCATCATTTACACTTATTGTATCATTTACACTATATTTCGGCGGAGGAATATTAATATTCATACTACATTTTGGTTCATTTTGTATTATACTAGAATTCATAGTATCAAAATGTTCTTGAGTAATCAAAACAAGGTCAGGTTGTGTATTTGCCATTTTTCGTTTTTTTCGTAAATAATCTAAATAACTAGCTGAACAAAATATACACAATATACTCGCAGAAGTATATCCAATACAAGGGTCTGCCATCTATTAGTATATAAATAAAATATTTTTAATATATATTTAATTATTATAAAATTGATTATTAATCATTTTACTTGGTATATATATATCCTATTAATGTTTACTTGTATATCCTGTCAAAGAAGCTATCAACGAAAAACATATTTTGATAGACACGTTATTGCTTGTGAGTTTTTATCTAAATCAAAAAGAGAAAAGACCATTGAAAGTGAAGAACTTGAAGACACGCCTAGTGTTCGCGAGTTATATGCTATTATTTTAGAATTGGCAACGAAGTGTAATCAATTAGAAGGGAAATTAAATGCAGTATCAAAATGGACTAATATAACGAAACAAAAATTAAATATTGTAAATTGGTTAAATACAAATCATAATAATGATGAAATAGAAGATTATGCTACTTGGTTTGGTAATGTGAAAATAACCGAAACACATTTAAATTATTTGTTTGAAACAGATTATGTCGGTGGCATTGTCGCCGCTTTGAAAGAATATCTTCCTATTAAAAAACAAAATGATAATATTGATACACGCCCATTAAGAGCGTTTACAAGCAAAGATAATGTATTTTATTTGTATAACAAATCAGAAAAACAATGGAAAATGGTTGATCTAGAATGTTTCAATAAATTAATGTATTTGTTTGATAATTTATTTATGGGGGAGTTTGTTAAATGGCAAAACACAAATAAACATAGAATATCAATTGAAGATAATTTTCAAGATATTTATTCACGGAACTTGAAAAATATAATGGGAGGAAAAAATACACGTGAACAATTATATTCACGTATAAAAAAAGAATTATATTTGTATATTCGCGATGAACCACCTAGTATACTAGAATATGAAATCACTTATTAATTATTATATGATTTACTTACGCATATATAAATTACTTACGCATATATAAATTACTTACGCATATATAAATTACTTACGCATACGGCGTGATTTCCCTTTTTTCCCCCTAGCTTTTTTATATTTGTGTTTACGCGTCTTTCGTTGTTTACCACCACCAACCGCGGGAGCAGCAGGGGCAGGGGCAGCGGCAGCGGCAACAGGCACGGCAGCGGCGGCAACAGGCGCGGCAACAGGCGCGGCAACAGGCGCGGCAGCGGGAGGAGTAGCTTTTTCAGCCTTTAATTTATCTGCATTTGCTCTTAATTCTTCATATGTTTTCGGATTCCAAGTAGGTAATTGATTATCTACCAAAAAGATACGATTACGCGAATGAAAAACATCATTAAATAATGACAAAGTACATTGGTCTTTTAATTTTTCATAAGAAAACGCTATATTAACATCTTCATTATTGTTTACTGTAAATACTTCTTCACCTCCTCTTTGGTTTTTTGATTTTCTAGAATGGTGTTTAGAATTTTTATCCTTCTTACCACCTTTACGCATACTAGCACCTAACGTTGATTGAGTCATTGTATTACTCCATTGTGCTTTAGCTTCGGTATGATATTTGGCTATAGCCGATGTCACATCTTTCAATTTACTCATTGCAACTTCAAATCCATTTACTAAATCTTGGTCTCTAAATTTATTTTGTAAAAGTCCTGGCGCAGTTAAATCGATTTTAAAGGGAAAAAAATTAGCATCATTCTCCTTGGGAATAAGACCACTATGGTAAAATTTCATTATATCGTGCATACTCCACCATTTGTATCTTTGTTTCAATTCTTCCGGATTATTTTTTTCAATATCTTCATACATTTTTTTCTCGGCATCACTCAATATTTCTTTGGGAATTAAAAAAGGTTCAGAAAAAGATAAAGATGGCATTTATATATTAGATGAATAAATAAATGTTAGAATTTATAGAGGAAAGTATATAGTATAGAATTTACATAGTATAGAATTTACATAGTA